TACGCTCCCATCGGGACTCTGCCGATGCCTAGTCCGTGCTGCCGGGACCGCTTGACCGCTACAGGATCGCACTCTGGACCGCTGAACGAGAGTTCCGCCGGCTCGGACGAAACTCCATTGACGGCCGAGAGCCCCACGACATCGCGATGCATTCCCTCTTCTCTTCCGCGTGGTGCGTCCATCGCGTTAGGCTCGACGTCATCGACGCATACCGGAAGGAACGGGGCCGACGCGCTCGGACCGGAGAATCGCTCCGGCGCAAGTTCCAAGAGATCCCATCCGACCTCGCCACCCGCGATCCGCCTCATCATGCAGACGACTACCTCGATGGCTGGGACTTGACGCCGGGACAACTAAGGATGGTCCGCCTCATCTGCGACGGACTCACGAAGACCGAGGTCGCTCGATGGCTCGGCGTCAGCCAAGCCGCCGTCACGGACGCCATCCGGCGAATCAGAGAGAGGAACGAATGCCACAGGACTACGAACCCAAGGAACTCAACGTCCGAGACGAACTCCTCGACCTCGTCTACTGGTACGTCGGGTGGTCCTTCCTCGCCTTTTCCGTCGCCGGATGCACCTGGCTCTGGGCAATCCTGATCCTCTGGATCGCGGAAAGGTGCGGTCTATGAGGATCGTCCGGTGCCGGGGAACACACCCCACGCGCGGTCCGATCCACGCGACGCGGATCGTCACGAACCCCAAGGAGCTCACGAAGAACGTCGCGAAGGAACTCGCCGCCTACCTCCGCCGGCTCGGCGCAGAGAACGTCCGGTGGACGTGCGTCGGTCCGGAGCAGAGCGCCAACGGTCTTGACTGGCACTTGCCGACCCACTACGCTCCCGGCAGAGAGTGAGTCCCCCCATTTGCGCCGCCCGTCTGAGCCGATCGGACGGGCGGCGTTCTTTTTGCTTATGGATGTTTCCGCACAGTAAAAGAGCGACGGGAGCGGAACGAAGCCGGAATCGAGCGATGGAGGCGGAAACCGGATGCGCCGATCAAAGGCGCGCATGGGTTCGCTATCCAGACAGAAGGGCAAGCGCGTCGAGCGCGAGGCCGCCGCGGCAGTCGCCGACGCGCTCGCGTGCGAGGCGCGACGCTCCGTCCAGTTCTGCGGGCGAGCCGGCGACGCCGACCTCACCACGACCATCGAAGGCGTGCACTTCGAGGTCAAGGCCCGGGCGGCCCATTCGTGCTTCAGGTTCTACGAGCAGGCCGAGGAGGACGCCGCAGGCAAGGCGATCCCCGTTGTCCTGCTCCGCGAGGACGGCGAGCGCCGCTTCCTCGCGCTCGTCGATCTCAACCATGTGCGCGACCTCGCAGTCCGCATCTGCCGCGTGGGGGAAATGCCGTGAGCTTCGAGGACTTTCTCAAGATCGCCGTCCCGATGACGGTCGTGCTCGGTCCGCTCTTCGCCGCCTTCTTCTCGATCTCGTCCCGTCTCGCGAAGATCGAGGAGCGGATCGGCGGCGAGAACAAGCGCATCGACGAGGCGCTCGCGCGCCACGAGCACCACATCCACGAGATCCGAAACAGCCTTCAGGCGATCACTCTCGACATCGCCAGGAGGAAAGACGAAGGACGGTGAGACATGGGAGACGTGAAGACGCCCGACCGCGGCGTCGTGAAGGTCGATCTAGAGCTCGTCGGCAACGAGCCGACGTGGTTCCTGCTCCGTTCCGACGCGCACCATGACGCGGTCGGCTCGCACCGGGAGCTCGAGGAGAAGCACCTACGCGAGGCGCTCGAGCGCAAGGCGTGGATCGCCGACATCGGCGACCTCTTCGACTGTATGCAGGGGCGCTACGACAAGCGGCAGGACCGCTCGGCGCTCCGCGAGGAGTACCGGCATGGGCAGTACCTCGACCGGCTCGTCGAGGTCGCGGCCGAGCGATACGGCCCGTACATGGCGCGATGGTTCCTGATGAGCCCGGGGAACCACGAGACCTCGGTCGCAAAGCACAACGACACGCACCTGACGGAACGCCTCTACGCGCTCCTCAAGCCGAAGGCGCCGCACCTGACGATCGGCCGCTATCAGGGCTGGATCTCGATCCAAGTCCGGCGGCGCATGGCGAACACCGTCTCGCGCGTCGGGAAGATCGCGCTCGCGTATCACCACGGCTACGGCGGCGCGGCTCCCGTCACCCGCGGCACGATCCAGACGAACCGCATGGGCCTTGCGTGGCCGGACGCGAACATCGTCTGGAGCGGCCACACCCACACCGACTTCTATCTCTCCATCGCGCGGCAGCGGCTGAACGAGTCCGACCGGATCTACCGCGACGAGCAGATCCACATCCGCTCGCCCGGGTACAAGGAGGACACGATGGCCGGCGAGGGCTGGGCCGTCGAGAAGGGCTTCATGCCTCAGTCGCTCGGGGCGTGGTGGCTCAAGGTCTGGAGCGAGAAGGACGGGAACTCGTACAAGGTCCGCTACAACGTGGAGCCGGCGCGATGAACGACGAGAAGCCCGACAAGGCGCGAAAGCGAAAGGACGGGCATCTCGACCCGAGCGAGATCGAGGCCGCCTGCATGGTGCAGATGGGTCGCGAGGCGATCGAGACCGTCGGAGCGGACGCGGTGCTATTCGTCTGGACGAAGCAGCGCAAGCGAAGAACCACGATCCACTCGGTCTCGCTCGGAAACCAGCTGACCGTGCAGGGACTCATGCGCTGGGTCCGCGACCGCATCGACGAGATCGAGGATGCCGATGAGAAGGATGAGGAAGAGGACGAGGACGAGGAGGACGACTAAATGAGCCAGCTGTTCAGGACCGCGAACCAGACAACGACCTACTCCCAGATCTTCGGCTCGACGCCACAGTTCGCGTCGCTGAAGATCCGCTTCATCGGCGGCAACGGCGATCTCGTGACGAGCACGTCGAACACGAACGAGTTTATCTTCATCAACGGCAGCGACTCCGGCGGCAGCTGGTTCGACATGGGCGTGGTCGATCTGTCCAAGATCTACGTGAAGGCCGGAAGCGTGACCTCGTCGTGGTACGCGATCGCAAATCCGAAGACCTCTCTCCTATGACCGACCTCATCAAGCAGAATCGCGTCGCGGTCTCGCTCGTCGTGCTGACGCTCGTCGTCGCGCTCGGGCTCGCAATCCTCTCCGGCTGCGACCTTCGCAAGATGGTCGATCTCGACGTGCCGCCGGCGGTCTCCCAGTCGATCGACCCGGCCGGCGCGTTCCCAGCTCCCGGCGTCGAGCCGCGCGAGTACACGCTCGCGGACGCCGACCGCGTTGTCGAGGACTGGCAGCGGTTCGTGGACACGGCGACCCGGCAGCTCGAGGCGTCCATCGACGCGGCGAACGAGCGCCACGCCGTGCTGGCGTCGGTCGTCGATCTCGGCATCGCCACGGTGAACGAGGTCGCCCCCACGCTTCCGGGCGGCGCGTTCCTAGTCGGAGGCCTCTCGCTCCTGACCGGACTCTTCCTCAAGCGACCGGGCGAGGACAAGCGCGTCGCCAAGGAGAAGGAAGACTCCTACAACGCCGGCATCGAGAAGGCGAAGGCGACGATCCTCGGGATGATCGAGAGCGCGAAGGAGAAGGACGGGCCGAAGGCTTGATCTCGCCGGCGACGTACAACTTCACGATCTACCAGGGCGCGACCTTCGATCGCGTCTTTCAGTTCAACGACGCGAACGGCGATCCGCTGGCGACCTCCGGATGGTCTGCGCGGATGCAGGTCCGCTCGAGCATCGAGACGGCCACGACGCTCCTCAGCCTGACGCCGTCGATCAACTCGACCGGGCTCGTCACGCTCGCGCTCACGGCGACGCAGACTACCGCGCTTCCCGGTGACGTGGTCGCGGTCTACGACCTCGAGCTCGTGGACGGAACAGACGTGCATCGCGTCCTGATGGGCACGGTCACGATCTCAGGAGAGGTGACGCGATGAGCAGCGTGGTAATCAGCGAGACGCCGACCCTCGTCACGGTGGGAGCCGACGCGCTCGTCGTGCAGAGCGGTCCGCGCCAGTGGTTCGTCTCGACGAGCGGCAGCGACTCGAACGAAGGCAAGACGCCGACCGCTCCCTTCGCGACTCTCGCGCAGGCGCTCTCGGTCGTGACCGCCGGCGACGAGATCCTCCTCAAGCGCGGCGACAGATGGCGCGAGGCAATCGTCGATACGACGCTCGACGACATCACGATCGGCGCATACGGTGCCGGCGACCTCCCGACGATCGACGCTTCCGACGACGCGAAGGTCTGGACCTGGACTCAGGTCGGCGCGTTTTCGTACTACACCACGACTCTCTCGGCCGGCCTGCTTGCCGTTCTCCAGAACGCGGCGTATGCCGGCAAGATCCATATCGGCGTCTACGTCGACGGCGTGCAGCTCCTCCAGAGCTCGAGCTCGACGATAAACACTCCGGGAACGTACTGGGTCGCGAACAGCGGCGCGCCGAACTACACGCCGACCGGAGAGATCCGCGTCCACATGCCGCTCAGCAATTCCCCCTCGGCCGGCACGACGACCGTCGACATCACGGTGCGGCCGTTCGGAATCGCGCTCCGGGACGGCTGCACGATCAAGGGCGTCCGCACGATGCGTCAGGCCCACGACGACGGGTCGATCGTCCTACAGCGCGACTCGCTGCTCGAGGACTGCGAGTGCAACGACGGATCGAAGCACAACTGCTACGTCGCGTCTGGATTCATCCGGAACGTGCTCTGCTACAACGCGGACAAGCGCGGCCCGGGCGAGTCGGGAATGAACGGCGCGACCATGTTCGTGTCGTACTACAACGACCCGCAGACGTTTTCGGTGACTTACGAGCGGTGCCGCGCGATCATGCCGGGATACAAGAGCGGCTGGTCTTCGGTGAGCGGCGCGATCACGGGCTTCTACAATCACGGGCAAAGCACCTCATACCCGTACGGCCGCGTCACCTATAAGGACTGCGAGGTCCAGTCCTGCGACGTCGCGTACTCCGGCGACTGGAAGAACGGCCTGATCTACCGATGCAAGGCGATCAGCTGCCTAACCTTCGCGCTCGGAGGGAGCACGAACGCCTCGACGAACACCTACGTCATCGAGTGCCGCTCGAACCTCGTCAGCTCCGACTTCTCCTTCCCGGCGACGCCTGGAGCCCGGGCGCTCCAGCTCACGACGCGGAACGTCTACCTCGACAATTCGCAGTTCATCCAGCGCACGGCGATGGACTGGTTCGTCGACTCGAATCCCGGCCTCGATCCTGCTAGCCAGACCGCAGCGGTCGTCGCGTACGACGTCCGCTACTGCACGTTCCTCATGGCTCCGAACTCGCGCGCGAACGCCGAGGGATTCATCAAGGTCTGGCCCGGTCAGTCGCTCACGATGGCGAACTGCGCGCTCTTCGCCGACGAGGAGACTGATACGACGACTCCGGTCGGAGCGCCTGCCGTCTCGATCCACGCGGCCGCCGGCGGCAATCCTGCCGCGACATACGTCGGGAACGACAACCTCTACCACGCCGGCTTCGTGAGCGGGACCGCGCGTCAGGTGCGCTTCCACTATCAGGGTACGGACTACTTCAGCGAGCCGAGCCCGACCGGAAACGGCAGCACCTCCGCACTCTGGGACAGCAACTCGGCCGGCGGCGGGACAGACGGAACTTTCGACGGATCGGCAGATTCCGGTCCCGTGCTTCCGCGCTCGACGCGCCTGCCTTGGGACGTCGGTAGTCTCCCCCAGATGGCGTTCCGCGGCATGACCGACGGCGACTCGCCGGTCTGGGACGAGCGCGTCCGCTACCCTCGCACGTCGTGGTGCGCGATCTCCGGCTACGCCGGAGGCGTCAATCCTCCGGTGAAGGTCTACGGCAGCGGTCACTTCCCGCGGAACCACGCGAGCGTCCTCGCGATCTTCGACGTTCGACCATGAGCTTCAAGACCCTACCTCGCGAAGCCGGGATCACCGACGACTCGGTGACGGTCGCCAAGCTCAAAGCGACCGGGACGCCGTCGAACACGACCTTCCTCCGCGGCGACGGCCAGTGGGCGACGCCTGCCGGCGGCGCTGGCGGCGTCTCGGACGGAGACAAGGGCGACATCACCGTCTCGGGCTCCGGCGCGACCTGGACGATCGACAACGGCGTCGTCTCTCTCGCGAAGCTCTCGGCGACCGGAACTCCGTCCGCGTCGAACTTCCTGCGCGGCGACAACACCTGGGCAGCACCGGCCGCCGACGCTCCGGTCGGCGCGCAGTACCTCACGCTCGCGGCCGACGCGACCCTCACAAACGAGCGCGTCCTGACGGCCGGGAACCACGTCACCCTTGCCGACGCGGGAGCCGGAGGCGCGGCGACCCTCGACTGGCGATACAACTACGCGAAGCGGCAGACCGTCTATTCCGAGATGGTCATCATCCAACCGTGGGTATCTCAGGCGAGCGGGACATCCGCAGCGGTCTCGAGCACGACGACGGGCCTCTCGGATGCGGATCATTTCGGAGTCGCCCAGGCGACGACCGGGACCACGACGACCGGCCGCGCGGCGCTTTCCGGAAGCACGATCGACATGGTGACCTTCGGGACGATCGCGAGCCGCATAACCGGCGAGTTCAAGCTGCCGAACCTGAGCGACGCGACGAACACCTACACCGCGTTCTTCGGATTCAACGACAGCTACACCGCGCTCGGAGTCGACTCGATCGTATTCACCTACACGCACGGAACAAACTCCGGCAAGTGGCAGGCGCATACGCGCTCCAACTCGACGACGGCCGGCGGCCAGGATACCGGCATCACGGCGGATACCAACTGGCATCGCTTTGACATCGAGGTCAACGCCGCCGGCACCGAGGCCAAGTTCTACATCGACGGCACGCTGACGAACACGATCACGGCGAACATCCCGACCGGTACGGCGCGCGCGACCGGCATCATCTGCGGGATCGTCAAGTCGGCCGGAACGACGGCTCGCGTGATGAACATCGACTTCCTGGCGTTCGAGAGCGAGGTGAACCGATGAGGTGGGCGATCCTCGACGAGAACCGCAGGGTAGTCGCGCTGGTCGAGCAGGACGAGCGGCCGGCGAATGCCGTCAAGGCGTTCGATCCCTCCGCTGCCGTCGGGAAGTACTTCGACGGATGGAACTTCCGCGCGCCTTCGTGGACGGCGTACCAGTTCCTCCTTCGCTTCACGGCATCGGAGCGCGCGGCGTTCCGCGCAGCGGCTGCAGGCGATCCGGCCGTCGCGGACTTCCAGCAGCTCGCGCAGGCGGCGCAGGAAATAGTCGCCGACGATCCGATGACGGTCGCCGGCATGGACTATCTTGTCTCCATAGGGCTTCTGACGAGGGCAAGGGCCGACGAGATTCTCGGCGGCTGAACATCAAGGAGAGTGAGCGATGGAATACCAGAGCCAGTTCCGCCAGGACGAGTTCGTCGACCGCCTTCTCAACGTCGACGGCGGCACGTTCCTCGACATCGGCGCGGGCGATCCCGTCCGGTTCTCGAACTCGGTCTACCTCGAGCGCGTCCGCAGCTGGCGCGGCATCTGCTCGGACCCGGGCTTCGTCGAGGAGCATAGGGCGCAGCGGTCGTCGATCGCGTACGGCGACGCATTCCGCGTCCCGTGGGCCGCCGAGATCGAGGAGGCCGGCCTCGTGCGCGACGGTGCCGTCGACTTTCTGTCGCTCGACCTCGAGCCGCCGGACCTGACGCTCGCGATGCTGATACTGCTCCCGATGGATCGGATCAAGTTCCGGGTCGCGTCGGTCGAGCACGACGCGTACCGCGAGGGCGGCGAGTACCGGATGCAGCGGATGCGCGGCCTGATGGTCTCGCGCGGCTACGACTACGTCTGCACGGTTGCCGACACGAACGGACTCGGCATCGAGGACTGGTGGGTGCATCCCGAGTTCGTGAGCCGGGATCTCGCCGTCAAGGTCGCGAAGCAGGTCTGGCGATGAACACAGAACGCGTACCTATCGACTCGCTGGTCTTCGATCCGGCGAACGTCCGCAAGCATGGCGAGAAGAACCTCGCGACGATCAAGGCGAGCCTGTCGCGATTCGGCCAGCAGAAGCCGATCGTGGTCGATGCGAACGGCGTCGTCCGCGCCGGCAACGGCACGCTCGCGGCGGCGAAGGCGCTCGGCTGGAAGGAGATCGCCGTGGTGCGCTCAACGCTTGCCGGGAGCGAGGCGACCGCCTACGCGATCGCCGACAACCGAACCGCAGAGCTCGCCGAGTGGGACGAGGACGCGCTCGCGCAGACGCTTGCGGCGTTGCAGATCGAGGACGAGGATCTCGCGATCTCGACAGGCTTCGACGCGAAGGAGATCGACGCGCTGCTAGCTCCCGACGAGATGACGGAGGACGAGGTTCCCGAGTCGCCGGCGGAACCGATCACGAAGCCGGGCGACCTGTGGCTGCTCGGCGACCACCGGCTGCTGTGCGGCGACTCGACGAAGGCCGAGGACGTGCAGCGGCTGATGGCGGGGGCGAAGGTCACAATGGCGTTCACTTCGCCGCCATACGCAAGCCAAAGAAAGTACGACGAAAGCAGCGGCTTTCGTCCGATTCCTCCTGACGAATACGTTGATTGGTTTTCGGCGATTCAATCAAACGTCCGCGAGAACTGCGAGGAAGCCGCGTCGTGGTTCGTCAACATCAAAGAGCACGCAGAAGACGGACAGCGGCACTTGTACGTGAAAGACTTGGCGATTGCTCATGTTCGGAAGTGGGCGTGGCTGCTTGTCGATGAGCTGTGTTGGTACAAAAGAAGTCTGCCTGGACAATGGCCTGACAGATTCCGCAACGACTGGGAGCCGATTTTCCACTTTGCCACGTCAAAAGGGTTTCCGTTTGACCCGCTCGCCGTTGCGGTCGAATCGGACGACGCTTTCCACTATGTGCCCAACAGCGGCAAGACTGCTGGTGGGAATATCGGCATCGGAAAGGAAGGACGAAACCGAAGCAAGGGACTTGCGAGGCCGGGCAATGTGCTGGAGATCAGCACACGAAAGGTTCCAAACGGAATAGCGCATGAGGCGGCGTTTCCGCCGGATCTTCCAGCCTTCTTCATCAAGGCATACTCGCGCAGCGGCGACAACGTCTACGAGCCTTTTTGCGGCTCCGGCACCACGCTGATCGCCGCCGAGCAACTGGGACGCAAGTGCTACGGCATGGAGATCTCTCCCGCGTACTGCGATGTCATCGTGAAGCGGTGGGAGAACCTGACCGGAAAGAAGGCGGTACGTGCCGAACCATAAGGCAAACATCGACGCCGCTCAGGTTGAGGCGCTATCCCGAATCGGATGCACCCAGGACGAGATCGCCGCCGTCCTCAAGTGCACCGCGCGCACGCTCCGCAACCGATTCTCGAAGGAGATGAAGTCTGGTCGAGAGCAGATGAAGATGAGCCTGCGCCGATGGCAGTACGAGAAGGCAAAGGAAGGCAACGTCACGATGCTCATCTGGCTCGGCAAGCAGTACCTCGACCAGCGCGACAAGAACGACACCAAGGTCACGGAGGAGGTCGTGACGATCGAGCGCATCGCGCCGAAGCTCGGCCTCGCCGACACGGCGTGAAGGTCCGCGTCCCGGCGCTCGAGTCCGTCCTGCATCCGTCGCAGCTGACGGTCTACCGGAACCTCGCGCGCTTCAACGTGCTCGAGATCGGCCGCCGATGGGGAAAGACGACCTTCGGAATCCAGATCGGGATCGAAACCGCCATAATTGCGCGGAAGTGTGGCTGGTTCGCTCCGTCGTACAAGTACCTCGCCGACCCGGTGCGAGACTTCGAGCGAGCGCTCGCTCCGCTCATCTCGCGGCACGACCGGGTCGAGAAGCGGCTCGAGCTCGCGACGGGCGGCTCGATCGACTTCTGGACGCTCGAAGACCCGGACGCCGGCCGAAGCCGCTTCTACGACCAGATCATCGTCGACGAGGCCGGGTTCGTGCCGGGTCTACTCGACTGGTGGAACAACGCCGCGCGCGCGACGCTCGCCGACCGGAAGGGACACGCCCTCTTCCTCGGGACTCCGAAGGGTACGGGAGACTTCCATCGCCTCTACCTCCAGGCTGAAGGCGACACGTCCGGCCAATGGAAGGCGTTCCGCATCGGGTCGATCTCGAATCCGCACATGGACCCGGACGAGATCGAGGCGGCGCGCCGTTCCATGCCGACCGAGGTCTTCCGGCAGGAGTTCGAAGGCGTCCCGGCCGAGGACGGCGGCAACCCGTTCGGACTCGACGCGATCCGCCAGTGCGTCGCTCCGATCTCGACGGCGCAGCCGGAGGTCTGGGGCGTCGACCTCGCGAAGTCGAGCGACTACACGGTCGCCGTCGGTCTTGACAAGGCCGGCGCGGTCTGCCGTCTCGAGCGATGGCAGGCTCCCTGGACGGTCACGCGCGAGAAGCTCGCGCGCATGATCGGGAACGTGCCGGCGCAGATCGACTCGACGGGCGTCGGCGACCCGATCGTCGAGGATCTCGCGCGCGTCTGCCGTCACGTCGAGGGCTTCAAGTTCACGTCCCAGACGAAGCAGCAGCTGATGGAAGGTCTCCAGATCGCGATACAGACGGGCGAGATCCGGTTCCCCGACGGATGGCTGCGGAGCGAACTGGAGGCGTTCGGCTTCCGATACTCGGGGAGGACCGTCCGCTACGAGGCGACGGTCGGACACGACGACGGCGTCTGCGCGCTCGCGCTGGCCGTCCTCGCTCGGCGCAGTCGGAAGCCTCTCGTCCTCAAGGTCATCTAATGAATCTGATCCAGCGACTGACGGCGGCATTCCGAAGCGGCGGCGGCCTCGAGCAGAAGGCCGTCAACAACGACCAGAAGTGGCTCAGGACGTCGATGTCGGTCGTGCGAGGTCAGGATGGCGCAAAGCGTCCCGACTTCAACTACCGGAACGCGGTGCAGCTCTACCGCTCGTGGATCTACGCTGCTGCGACGCTGAACGCCATCGCGGTCGCGTCGACTCCGCTTCGCCTCTACGTCAAGACGAACGGATCGGGCGAGAAGCTCTTCCGATCCCGCGCGGTCTCGCGCCGGCAGAAGGCGTACCTCGCCGGCGACGCGCGGCAGGCTCCGAGCGCGCGGGTCCTCCGCAAGGCCGCCGAGTTCGGCGACGAATACGAGGTCGTGACCGAGTCGCATCCGGTGCTCGATCTGCTCAACAAGGTGAACCCGTACATGAACGGGTTCGATGCGACCGTGCTCCGCGTCCTCTGGGGCGAGCTGACCGGCAACGCGTTCTTCCATCCGGTCATCGACCGCGCTCTCGGCGTCCCGGTCGAGCTCTGGCCGATGCCTCCGCAGTGGACGGAGATCGTCCCGGGCAAGACGGAGTTCATCGACGCCTACCTCTACGGCGCGAGCCGGGAGCAGCGGAAGGCGTTCGCGCCGGACGAGGTGATCCACTTCAAGCGTCCGAATCCCGGCGACCTGTACTACGGCCTCGGCAAACTCGAGGCCGCATGGGGCGCGGCGATGGCGAACGTGGCGATGAAGGAGATGGACCTCTCCTTCTTCGAGAACAAGGCGCGGCCCGACTATCTGCTCACCGTGCAGGGCGTCTCGAGCGAGGACGAGCTCGAGCGGTTCGAGGCGCAGATTCAGGAGAAGCTCCGCGGGACGCGTCGGACGGGTCACTTCCTGACGAGCAGCGCCCAGATCGACGTGAAGCCGCTCGCGTTCCCGCCGAAGGATCTCGGAGGCCGCGACGACATCGTCGAGGAGATCGCCGCCGTGTTCGGCGTTCCGGTCTCGATGCTGAAGGCGAACGACCCGAACCTCGCGAGCGCGACGACGGGCTTCGCGCAGTGGCGCGAGACGACGGTCCTGCCGCTCCTGCGGTTCGACGAGGAGACGCTGAACCAGACGCTCATGCCGCTCTTCGGCATTGAGGGCGACGCGTTCCTCGCGTACGACAACCCGGTGCCGAGCGATAAGCAGTTCGAGCTCACGGAGCGCCAGACCTCGCTCTCGGCCGGCTGGCGCACGGTCAACGAGATCCGCGAGGAGATCGGCCTCGACCGCATCGAGGACGTCCACGCGGACATGCTGCACTTCAACGGTCAGCCGCTCGGAGGCGTGCCGCAGCCGCTTCCGTTTGGCGCTGCCGCGCCGGTGGCCGAGCCGCCGGCCACGGTCGACGGTCTCGCAGGACCGCTCGACACCGTCGAGGATGAGGAGCCGGCGCTCGAGTCCAAGGCCGCGTCCTCCGACTGCATCGGCGAGAAGATCCCGAAGCTGATCGACGAGGGCTACGACCGCGACCAGGCGATCGCGATCGCCTACTCGATGTGCGCCGAGGGCAAGAGCGAGGACGACGCGAAGGCCGAGTTCACGCGCCGCGTCACGACGCGCAAGGCGCTCAAGGCCGAGGTCGGCGAGATCGACACCGTGCCTCCGGAGTCCGTCGCGGAGAACGCGCGCCGCGCGCTCGACGTCCGCGCAGAGAAGCCGGAGTCCCAGCGCGGCATGACCGCCGTCGGGATCGCCCGGGCTCGCGACCTCGCGAACCGCACCGCGCTCTCGGAGGACACGATCCGCCGCATGGTCGCATACTTCGAGCGGCACCAGTCCGACAAGCAGGGCGAGTCGTGGGACGAGCAGGGGAAGGGCTGGCAGGCGTGGAACGGATGGGGCGGCGACGAGGGATGGTCGTGGGCCAAGCGAAAGGTCGAGGAGTTCGACCGGGCGCGCGGCAAGAAGTCCTGTGGCTGCGGGTGCGGCGAGAAGCGCACCGTTTCGCAGAAGGCGCTCTGGGAGCACCACACCGCGCCGCTCGGCGGCATCCGGACCAAGGCAAGCGAGAAGGACGCGGAGAAGGAAGCCGCGAAGCTGACCGAGATCGAGGCCGCGATCAAGCGCGCCGTCGGCGGCGTGCTCGACGCGCAGATCGTCGCGGTAATCGCCGAGATGCGGAAGGCCGGCGCGGTCACTCCGGTCGTCGTGCGCCGCATCCAGACACTCATCCGCTCTCGGTCTTGGAACACCGAGATCACCGAGGCGCTCGCGCCAATGCTGAAGGAGTCGCTCAAGACCGGAGTCGAGGTCGGCCTCGGCGCGGTCAAGCAGGCGGCCGCCGGCATGCCCGATCCGCCGCCAAACATCGAGGACCTCGTCTCCTTCTCTCCTGCTCGGCCAGAACTTGAGAAGTACGTCGAGACGGAATCCGTGCGCCTCGCGCAGCAGGCCGCGACCAAGGTCAACGAGTACACGTCCGTCCGCGTCGGCGAGCTTCTCGGCGACGGCATCCAGAAGGGCGAGACGGTCGACGAGCTGGCGACCCGCGTTCAGGATTGGGCCGCGAAGAACGAGGATGGCGCTCGCCTGAGCGAGACCAGAGCCGTCACCGTCGCGCGAACCGAGGCGATGCGCGCAATGCGCTCAGCCGAGGTCGAGGCATGGAGCGCGACCGGGCTCGTCGAGGGCAAGACCTGGCTTCTCGCGCCGGACCCGTGCGAGTTCTGCGAGGCGGCCTCAAAGTCGTTCGGCGACAAGGCGATCGGCCTGAACGACTCCTTCTACACAAAGGGGACCGTGCTCACCGGGACCGACGGCGGCTCGATGACGCTCGACTACGAGGACGTGCAGGGTCCGCCGCTGCACCCGAACTGCCGCTGCTCGATGCAGCCGAAGCTCCCGGCCGAGCTCGAGGCGATCGTCGAGGACATCACCGACGAGGAGCTCGAGGCCGAAGGCGAGCGGCTCCTGATGGAATCGGAGAAGAAGCGATGACGACCATGATCCGCAAGGCGCTCGACGCCGACATCTCCGCGAGCGCGAAGGGCTTTACGGCGGTCATCACGAGCGAGACGCTCGACCGCGACGGCGAGGTGCTCATCCCGCAGGGGATGAACGCGAAGGAGTTCGAGCAGAATCCCGTCCTCTTCTGGAACCACGAGTACGACAAGCCGGTCGGACGCGCGGTCGGGATCAAGCGCCGGGAGCGCGACATCGTCGGCGAGTTCGTCTTCGCAAAGAAGCCGGACGGCTACGTCGGCGAGTTCTTCCCCGAAGTCGCCGCGGCGCTCGTCGGTCAGGGAATCGTGCGCGCGGTCTCGGTCGGATACGTCCCCGAGGACGGAGGCACGCGCCGGCCGACCGAGGTCGACCGCAAGAAGTACGGCGCGTCGGTGTCGACGATCTTCTCGCGCTGGAAGCTGCTCGAGGTAAGCCTCGCGCCGCTTCAGGCGAATCCAGAGGCGCTGATAACGGCCGTCAAGAAGGGGATTATGTCGCCCGTCGCCGCAAAGAAGTGGTTCGGCGTCGAGGCTCCGAAGCGGACGCTCGTGACCGTGTCGATCCCCGCGCCCTCATCCGCTCCCGCGGCCGCTCCGATTGATGCTTCGGCCGTCGTCCGTCGCGTCATCGCGAAGCGCGCCGGCCGCATCTATCTCTGAGCCTTCGGCTGGCCTACGGCGTCGCGCCTGCAAGCTTGCCTCGCCGCTCCGGGCGATGCCGTGCAGGAAACACCCATGAAGACCATGAGCCTGAAGGACTTCCAGAGCGCCCTTGAGCGAGCCGGCAAGTTCAAGGGCGAGGCCGGAGTCCTCGCCCAGAAGAAGCTCCTGCTCGACTCCGTCATGCTCGTCGATGAGAACGGCATGGCGGTCGATCCGGAGACCATCGACATCACCATCAAGCCCGCCGCCGGTGCTCCCGAGATCGAGGAGGACATGGCGAAGGAGGAACCCATGAACGAAGAGAAGATCGCGAGCGCCGTCAAGAGCGCGCTCGCCGACATCGTGCAGACCAAGGCGGTCAACGTGACCGCGCCGGCCGTCTCCGCTCCCCGCGTGTACGGCCGCCTCAAGAGCTTCAGCAACGACGCGAAGGGCGCCGAGAAGGCGTACCGATTCGGCCGCTGGTTCGCCGCAGCCGCGGGTCACCGCAAGTCGATCGACTGGTGCAAGGACAACGGCGTCGAGCTGATCCGCACCAAGGCACACCTCGAAGGCTCCAACTCGGCCGGCGGCTTCCTCGTCCCGGAGGAGATGGACTCCGAGCTCGTCGTGCTCCGCGAGCAGTACGGCGTGTTCCGCCGCGAGGCGCGCGTGATCCCGATGTCCTCGGACGTCCGGAACGTGAACCGTCGCCAGACCGGCCTCACCGCGTACTGGATCGGCGAGGGCTCGGCGATCACCAAGTCGCAGGGTTCGTTCGACCAGGCGAAGCTCGTCGCGAAGAAGCTCGGCGTCCTGACCGAGATCTCGAGCGAGCTCAACGAGGACAGCCTCGTGAACCTCGGCGACGACGCGGCTGACGAGGTGGCGCAGGCGTTCGCCTACGCTGAGGACGACGCCGGCTTCAACGGCGACGGCACGTCGACCTACGGCGGCATCGTCGGCCTCGCGAACCAGCTCACGGACGCGACCTACCAGATCGCCGACATGGGCTCGGTGACTGCGTACTCGGGCGTCGGCCTCGCCGAGCTCGTGGCCGCGTTCCGCAAGCTCCCGGCGTGGGCGTCGCAGCGAAACAATGTCAAGATCTACTGCAACAAGCAGGTCTGGCACTCGGTCTTCGAGCGCCTCGCCGCCGCCGGCGGTGGCAACACGATGCAGACGCTCGCGAACGGTCTCACGGCTCCGCAGTTCCTCGGCTACCCGGTGGTCTATTCGCAGATCATCCCGGTGTCGGAGACCGGCGGCGCGACCTTCGCGTACATCGGCGACCTTCAGCTGGCCGCGTACTTCGGCGACCGCCGCCAGACGGCGATCGACTTCTCGAACTCGGGCGGCGACGCCTGGGAGAACGATCTCATCGCGGTGCGCGCGACCGAGCGCATCGACATCAACATCGCGAACGTCGGCAGCTCCAGCGCCTACGGCGCGATGGTCAAGCTCACCCTCTGATAGAGGGGAAAGGAAAACGCACCATGCGAGCCAATGCAAAGATCTTCGTCGCGGCCAATCTCTCGACGATTGCCGGAGCGACTCTCTCGTCCCTGACCGCGTCCGTCGACACCAAGGGATTCAGCTTCGCGAAGCTGATGTTCGTCTCGAACTCGACCGGCGCTCTCTCGGGCACCAGCAACTTCCTTGAGGAATCCGACAACTCGACGGCGGGCTACGCAACCGTCTCCGGCTTCGTCGCCGGCACCGACTTCACCGCTTCGACCGCGACCAACTCGACCGCCGAAGGCAAGCTGCTTTTCTGCGTCGATCTCCGCGGGCGCAAGCGCTACCTGAAGGCGACCGTGACGCACGCGACCGGAGGCGATTCCGGTGGCTGGATCTGCGAGCTCTCGAACCCGGCGAACGGTCTCTCGACCGCCGCCGAGTACGGCGCGCAGAACGTCGTCGGCAACTTCTGAGGCACCCGATCCTCACTCTCTCTCGGGCCGCGGCGGGGACACCCGTCGCGGCCTTTTCAACCCTCGGAGCACATCATGGAACAGAGTGAGCGAACCGTCGTGGTCTCTTCCCGCGAGGAGACCGTCATCAAGTGCGAGCCCGGGACGCTGGCGGGAATCGACGCCACGAGCGGCGTCCTTCAGAAGATCAGCTACAAGCACACGCTCGACGTGCTGCGGCATTGGAACGAGTGCCTCGCGCCGGACGGCATCCTAAAGCTCGCCGTCACCGACTTCGACAAGGTTGCGAAGGACTACCTCGCCGGCACGGGCGACGCCGAGGCGCGTCTCTGCGGGAACGACGCGCTCAACAAGGCGATCTTCAACCGCGAGAAGATCCTGACCTTGGTGTCGATGGCCGGATTCGAGATCGTCGGAGGCGCGGACGGTTCGCTCTCGTGGCAGCCCGAGCCCGGGGTCATCGCGGTCACGGCTCGGAAGCGCATCCGCAAGAACCCGGAGATACCGCTCCCGGGCATCCATGCCATCATGAGCCTACCGCGCGTCTCGTGGACCGAGACGATGACGCATCTGTACGAGTCGCTCTCGAACCTCCAGATCCCGTTCACGAAGGCGACCGGCGTCTTCTGGAGCCAGTCACTCCAGCGCATGATGCAGCAGCTCGTCGACAAGGACGGGCTCAAGTACATCCTGACGATGGACTACGACTCGATCTTCGACGCGAAGGACATCCTCCGGCTCTGGCAGATCATGGAGGACAACCCGAACATTGGCGCGCTCTGCCCGCTCCAGATCGGCCGCGACCGAGATCAGGTGCTCATGAACCTCGTCGACGCCGAGGGCAAGCCGATCAACCGCTTCGAGCCGAGCCTTCTCTACAACGAGGCGCTCGACATCTCGATGGGTCATTTCGGTCTGACGCTGATCCGGGTCGACGCGCTCAAGCGCCTCCCGAAGCCGTGGTTCTGGGGTCAGCCGAACAAGGACGGAGACTGGACCGAGGGCCGGGTCGACGACGACGTCTACTTCTGGCGGAAGATGCGCGAGCACGGCCAGCGCGTCTGCGTCACGCCGAAGGTCCGGCTCGGGCATCTCCAGCTGATGATCACTTGGCCGAGCGACGATCTCCGGACGATCCACCAGTACGTCGGCAAGTACTATGAGGACGGGAGGCCGCCGGAATGCATGACCTACTGATCGTGATCCGCGAGTGCGCGGTCGCCGACCCGGTCTACGGGCGACGCGTCCTTCGGGTCGGCTGCACCGTCAACATGACGCCGGAGGCGGCTCGCCCGTACGTCGAGAAGGGGCATATGCGGCTCGTCTCGCCGGCCGCGCCGCTGTTCGCGCAGGCGACCGACCCGCCGAGGAAGCCGAAGAAGAAGCCGAAGGAGACGCCGCCGGATGCCG